TTTCTGACCGATAGTTGTCAAGGAATTTTCGATATACCACCCGCCTGGGCCTTGAAACCCATGATTGAAAACACGCACATAAGGCATATCTTCATTTTCTGGTGATGGGAGAAAACGAATTACAGCGTAACCGCTTCCAGATTTATCCAATTCTGCTTTCCAGAATCTTTCATCTTCACGACTGAAATTGTTTTTGGGGTTGTTGATTTTCTCAATCGATTGATTGAGTTTTTCTAAATCGGCCGACCGATTCTTCTTGAGTGATGCAAATGAACTTGCCATCTTATTCTCCGTGTTTCTGGTTATCCACTTTACACATAATATAAATCTACTTGTTTTTTCAGTATGTCAACGTATTTCTGCTTATTCAAATTCAAAAAAGGAGCATAATTATTACACATACTATATAGTTCCGGCCAAATGACCGATTCCTCAATCTTCTCATTGAATGTTGAGGAAAAATTCAGTATCGAATCCAGAATAATAAAGGATTCTACTGACACATCTTCACCAAATACATGATGAAGCATAGGTGGATGTTGACCATCCACTACATCGAAAATGGAATTGAAACTCTCGTTTTCTTCAAACAAAGAACCAATCTCATTTTCAAATACATAAGGAAGACTTTGTATCCTCGCCTTCCAAGCAATGTAATTTTCTCTACCTTCTGGTGAGGTTACATTACCTACCCACAAATCTTTTGTTTTCACAAAATTGGAAACAAGAAATTTTGTAAGGTCTTCTTCTTTATAAATTTTTGATAAACGAACAAAATGATGCTTATCTCTTCTCTTATCGAAAGAAGATTCATTTGCTCGTACCTTACCGTTGAACTTAAAGTAATCATAGTTCGTTTTGTTGAAGTGCTGTTTCAACGATAAGTATTTTTGGTACACTTCAAAGGGTCGCACTTTTGGTATCATATGGGAAGTTTGGATGTCTTAGGCATAAAATTTAATGCTTCCGCTTCTTCCCTTAGTTTGTTTTTAGTTTTGATATTAATTAAACCAGCTACTGTTTCCGACTCAAGACCATTTTCATCAGCATGATACATTATAGCATCAAGGAAACTCATCTTAGTCGTATCAACAATTTCGTTGATTTCATTATTATATCGTTCAGAAGTAAACATATTAAGTAATTCTACCATATTATAGTTCCATTGTCAAGTTAAATTGTATTATCATTACCACCATTACTTACAGCTTCCCCTTCTTTCTGTTCTGGATCATCTTTATCTTTGAACCAATAATCGGTTGCCTTAGCTAGGACAGCCACATAAGCACCTACCATGATATTCACCAGATCGCGACTCTCTTGTGGTAATGCTCCGTAAAATAATAACCATATTAAAAACAAAAAAGTTAGAACTATAATCATTGACAAAACATATCTTGCCATCCAATTCAGTTTCTTCCTTGTTTCGATTTTCTCATAACGTAATGCTTCCATTGGATTTTGCTCCCATAATTTTTCTTCTTGATCTTCAATCATTTCATCGGGAGTATTAATTTTACCATCCCCCAATCTTTTATGAACTTTGTTTGCCATATTCCTATCCAAAAAAATGTGTAGCGGGGAATCTTCTGTTACGAGGCGATTCCCCAAACCCTACAGATTAATTATGCCGCTAGAGCAACCCGCGCTGGGGAATAATCTGAATTATTAGCTGCGAAAAAGTTTGCATCTAATTTAGTTGATTGTAGTCAATCACCCAATTCGTTCTCTTCAATACCTTCATTAGCAATCGAAATCCTTGTCAGCCCCATCAACGGAAGTCAAATCCAAAGTATAAAATACCATAAACAATAACCAAAGCAATCAATGTAATTATTGCTAGGTATGCTGCTATTTTTTCCATAACTTCCTTTGGTGGAGCTGGCCGGAATCGAACCGGCGTCTTACTTAACTATTCTCTTGAGTCATCAAACAAATTCTTTATGTTCTTTGTGATATTTATATCATACCATGTTGAGAACAAATTGTCAAGACATTTTAAAGTGGTAAGCATCACAAACATCTTTTAGTTTATGTATGTAATCTAGGGGATTAAACACTCTCCAATCAACCAATACATCAGTATCCATCAATGGATTGTATTTGTTCTCATCGAACCTTATCAACATACAAAGAACCACTTTCTTAGGAATGACACCATACATTTCATATATCATTCTTGAGTAAGCTGTTCCCTGTAGAATATAAGATAGAATGTATTCTTCTTTCTTAATGTAGGTAGCAGTCTTCCAATCGATAACCGCTAATTCACCTTCGTATTCAGCAATCAAATCTGTTGTTCCTGCTGTCTTCAAAGCATCAGACCACAATGGTAATTCGATACCACGAATGTTGTCTATCTTTTCATCTATTTGTGGGATAGCAAGTTTGATAAGTTCAATGTGTTCTGCTGCTACACCCTGTAGATAATCCTCTTCGCCTCTCAAATATTTTTCGATTACATTGTGAATTTTAGTTCCACGAATAGATGCTTTGGTGGAAATTCTCTGTGCTTTTTCGTGGCCAACCCTATTTCTCCAAGCTTGAATTCCAGGCTTAGAAACTATTTCGTATAGAAGGTTTGTGATAGATGGATACGTTCCATTCGGAGCATGATACACCCTACCATTAGAACCCGAATTATCTTGTTCTATTAAATCTTTTCGATTCTCAAAAAGATCATAACTAAATTTTTTCATAAACTAACGTATATCAATAGTATTTCTTGGATTTAATTTTTTTATTTCTCTCAATCGGTCTCTAAAACCATCATCGATTCTCCTACCAGCATGGTGCCAAGGGTCACCAATATGACTTTTGCCGAATATATGACTCACGCTTGTTTTAGAACAACTTGGGCAGGGTTCTTCGGTGGGTTTATTTCTGTCAACAATTTTCATGTTCTCTTCAAATTCGTGCTCACAAGAAGAACACTTGTAATCATAATATGGCATATTATTTTCCTGTTGTTATTTGTCTAATATATTATATAGTAACTAGATTAATTGTGAATAAATGGAGTTGTTAATACATTCATTCCAGCAAGTGTAGGGTATCCGTAATTGTAATAAGAACTAGGTACTTCTAAAGCAACTTTTTTGATAGTTGGCATTATTGTTTCCACTATAACTTTATTTTCGATAACAATTTTTCGTGTTTCCATTACACAATCTGGACACTCACCAGTTGTAGTGTCAACCCAACATCCTGCTATAGCATGACAGACTTCTTCTGTAATGATTTCTGTTCTTGTCTCTGCAGCAGAAGCTGAACATAGTAGTGCTAAAAAACTTGTTGTCAATAGTAACTTTTTCATATACAATCTCTATTAAAATTAAACATTTCTCACTTTTCATATACTATTATACAGAAAAGTGAGATGTTTGTCAAGTCAATTCGTCAAAAAATCAATGTTTTCTATAAAAAATATGTCTGTCGATAGAAGCCATAATCTTTTTTTGCTTACTCCACGTTGGATATGTTTCCATCCAATTAGCGTGATAATGAGTAGCACCATCTGTTATGTCTATCAATTTGTCTTCATAGTGACTATCAAGTACTTTTACCGCAAGTGCTTGTGCAGAATTCCATGTTCTACCTTCGTTTGGAATATCCAAACGGCCATCACAATACCACGAAAATTGACATCTATCTCTCACAGGAACATGATCATTTAACTTAGCACTATAATAATGAATGCCTTCTTGAACTACACCACAAATGGTATTAGGGTAACTTTTGTTGAGTTTACGATTAATCGTAACGTTTGCTACTGCGAGTTTCCCTGCTGTACTCTCCACACCCGCCTCAAAATAAATATTTTTTGCTAGACAATCTACGTCTTTCAATGAATATCTAGTTGTTGGTTCGGGGGTTTGATAATAGTCTTTTGCCGTCACATTTACAGATTTTTGATTAAGAATACGATCTAAGTCGAATTCCCAATTTTTTTGTAATGTAACTGAAGCATTGCTATTAACTTGTGAAGTAGTATACCATAGTGTAGCAAATAAAGCAAGGAACACCCTTACTATTTTTACCATACTTGTATCCTTTTTTGGTTATTCAATCAGTTCAATAAAATACATGAAAAATCAATCTCAACCAAA